GATGATGACCTTATTCTCCCGTTGGGTGCAAACAGAGTCTTAGTAGATGTTGTTGATGCACTTGAAGGAGAAATAAGTCGAGCAAATGATTACGAGGAATACGATCCTGGGTAATTAAATATTAATTGTTAAATTTTTACGGAGGTAACGAAATGGATTTAACAGAATTTGGTTTGGATAAACTTGAAGCTGGAGAAACGTCTGGCGGTGGAGAAAAGGTAAAGCCTGGAAGATACAACTTGCAGTATGCTGGGTCAGAAATGATTGAAGGCAGAAACGGTTGGAAGGCTCTAAAGATTCACTTCGATGTTGAAGGCGAGATAATAAAAGTAAGTCATGCTTTTACTATGGCACATAATAATGACAAGCCAGTTGAGATAGGCAGAGAGTCATTAGTTAAAATGCTAAATGCAATGGGAGTAGCATCAATGAAAAATACTGATGAACTTCTGGGCAAAAGTGTAGAAGGTGAACTTGTCGTTGGTGAGAAAGGTTATTTAGAGATTGCAGATAACTTTGGTAATGGTTGGAAACCTTATGGAACTACAACCGCTAAAGAAAATGTAGACCCTAAAGAAGTATTACCAAAAGAAGAAATCTTCCCAAGCGATGTAGATGACGAAGACGACTTACCTTTTTAATAATGATGATCTCAAGTATCGGAGGCCAAGTTTATGTTCGTACTGTCACGGCTTGGCTTCTCCCTTACTTCATATCCGCAACGGCAAAATTAAAGGTGCTTGTTGCTATGAACATCTTAAATTTATTGGAGAAGGTAAAAAAATGGAGCAAATTAAAAATTTCGCACAGATTAACGAGGAGCTGTTATCTGTTGCACTAAAAGATAGTAAGTCAACATATCTAGAGGTTTCTAAAAAAAATAATTCCTTTGTTCTGCATGAATGGACTAAAGAAGATAGGATAGATTTTGTAAGAAGGCTTGTGTCAAGTTATCTCAATAACTCCAAGGCACAGGCAGATGACTGACTTAACGCAATTTTATGGAGATAAAGGCGTTGTTATAGATGACAACTATGCCTTTAGTAATACAAGTAAATCTAATGCTGATTTAATTAATGAGATGCGTTCTCATGGTTTATTAGTTGATTTCTTAGATACAACAGGAAACTTAGTTAGAGTTCCTGTAAGTGCTGGGCCTAATCATCGACCAGATAAAGGTGGGGAGCGTTCAGGATATTATGTTTATAACCAGTTAGATCAAAACTTTGTATGCGTTTATGGTAATTGGCGTACTAATCTAGAGAACAAGTTTACTTCTTATAATCCTAATGAGATGTCTGCGGAGCAAAAAAGGATATTACAATCCAAGCTCGAGGAGGCACAAAAGAGGAGAGAAGAGGCTAAGAAAATACAACATGAGCAAGTTGCCGTATACGTTAAAGAAAAGTTTGCTGGTGCGAATGAAGTTATAGAGCATAAGTATCTCACAGATAAAAAGATTAAAAATTATGGGTTAAAAACGATTAATGGAAACCTATTAATCGGTGTGCATTCTATCATAAGAAATAATGATAATGGAACATTAGTTTCAGAAATAAAGTCACTTCAATACATTATGCCAGACGGAAGCAAAAAGTTTGCTGGAGGTGGCGAAGTTAAGGGCAATGTTTTTCTTATTGGTTGTGAAGCATTTGAATTACCTGGTTTAGAAACGATAATATTTTGTGAAGGATACGCAACAGGAGCTTCTATATACGAAGCTACAGGGATACCTGTCGCCGTGGTATTCTCTGCAAATTTCTGTGTATCTGCGTGTACTAGATTGCGTTCTATAACAGGTGCAAAGTTTATTATTGCACTTGATAACGATACATCAGGGATTGGCGAAAAGTGTGCCAATGAAGTAGTTAATAGTATTACTAATGCAGTTTCCAGATTGCCTTCTATTATTGGTGACTTCAATGATTTGTATTTAGAGAAGGGATTAGAACAAGTTAAGTTAGAGTTAATAGAGTCTAAATTTAATATTAGACAATATGCTATTCGTAACTTGGTTGAAGAACCAAAACCAATAGAATGGTTAGTAGATAGCTTTATTCCTTTTGGTAAACCAGGAATTATTGCGGCAGTTGGTGGCGTTGGTAAGTCTTTATCAATGATTCAGTTAGCTCTGGGTATTGCAACTGGCGGTGATTGGTGGGGTAAACATATAAAACAAAAAGGCTCAACTGTAATTTTTGCAGCTGAAGATGATTTAGGAGAAGTACATAGAAGGATTGCATCTTTAGATCCATTGGGTTTGCGGTTTCAATCTGAATACGATGTGTATGTCTTTCCTATTCCAGAACAAAAAGAACCAATGATTTTATTAAGAGAAGAGGGAGTAACTTCTCAAGCAACTGAATTAGTAGAAGAATTAAAGAGTATTCCAAACTTAAAACTGGTTGTATTCGACCCATTACAAGCATTTACAACTGGTAATATCAGTTCAAGTAATGAGGTTGGCCAGTTATGGGGTAGTTATTGTGCGAATATAAGTGCCAGATTAGGTGTTACAACTCTTACAGTTCATCACTTGGCAAAATCTGCTCTTACTAATGATTCAGACGATGCACTTTCGCATCGTGCCGAGATAAGAGGAGCATCAAGTATTACTGATAGTGTTCGTTTTGCCATAGCCATGTGGTTAGCGGATAACGATACTTGCGAAAAGATATGCATGGAGCAAGGCATACCAGTTGACAGAATGGCAGTAGTAAAAGCCAGTTTAGTTAAAAGTAATTCTGGTAACGTAGATTATGCAACTAAGACGTTGGTTAGACGTGGTGCAGTTTTAGAAATTTTAGAAAATAATAAATCCTTTGATTGGGATTAAGGAGAAAGGAGATTGAAAGAAGAAAAAATAATTGAAGTAATTAATAAAGATTTTAGGGATTGTATAGTTCCAAAAGGATTAACAATTACAGATCCACCATACAATCAGGGTTATGCCTATAATCAATACAAAGATAGGATGAGTGAAGATGATTACATTGAGTTGTTATCACATATACCGACGCCCTGTGTAATTATTCACTATCCAGAAGAAACAATTAACTTATTACCCAAGGCGATTAAAAGTAAATGTGAACAAGTTGTTTGCTGGGTTTACAACAGCAATACAGGTAAACAAAGCAGGTTAATTAGTTGGTGGGGTTGTAAACCTGATTTCAGAAAGNNCTTAGACAGCCTTATAAAAATCTTAATGACAAGAGAATACAAAAAAGAATAGCTGAAGGTAAAACAGGTGCGAAACTTTACGATTGGTGGAACATAAACCAGGTTAAGAATGTTAGTAAAGAAAAGACAGCACATCCGTGCCAAATACCAGAAGAACTAATTAGTAAAATTATTAGAACTACAGCGGAAGAAAATCAATTAATTATTGATGTATTCGCTGGAAGCGGAACAACTGGAGCTGTAGCACAAAGCCTTGGCTATGATTCTATCTGTTATGAAGTTGATGAAAAATATTGTGAAATTATAAAAAACAGAAAGTCTCTATATGAAGAATAGAAACTTAGACAATCACGATAATTGGGAAACGCCAAAAGAGTTGTATGACGAGCTGGATGCAGAGTTTGATTTTAATTTTGACCCATGCCCTATATGTTTTGGTGAGATAACTCCAGATAAGGACGGCTTACTAATTGATTGGGGTGAGCGTAATTTTATAAATCCACCTTATAGTAGAAAGTTAAAAGATGCTTTTGTTAAGAAAGCTATAGAGGAGTCTAACAAGGGTAAATTATGTGTCATGCTTTTACCTGTTAGTACAAGTACAGTTTTATTCCATGATTATATTCAGCCAAACGCAGACGAGATTAGGTTTGTAAGAGGTAGAATTAAATTTATTGGCATTAATACTTTTGGAAAAAAAGTAACAAATAAACCAGCCATGCACGATAGCATGATTGTAATTTTTAGGGAGAAAGAAGAATGAGTAGCATAGTAAATGAAATATCTCTGGAAGATCTACACGACAAGATAATTCAACAAGATAAAAAATCTTTAATTGATGACGATATAAACAATATTGCCATCAGTCATAATTTACATCCTGACGATGATAGGGATGAAATTCTACAAATAATAGCTGAAGAAATATTTAAGGAGAAAGGGCAATGAATGGGAAAGGATCAGACCAACGACCAAGACAAATAGATAAGAAAACTTTTGAGGATAACTGGGATAGGATTTTTGGTAAAAAAAAGACCAAAAAAGAAACCAAAAAGAAGGATAAAGGGAGCAAATGATATGAGTGAAACTCGAACAGTAGTAAATCTACTTAAAAAACAAATCGAGCAAAATGAAATGTTAATTGAAGTAATTGAGCGTTACAGAAAACAACAATTACAGGCAATAAAAAAGGAAATTTTAGCTCTTAAAACTGATGATCAGTAAATGGCTATTGGATACACGGGTAGCCAATTATTGTATATATGGGTAGCCAATGATTGGATATACGGGTAGCCATATATCCTAGACTAAACTAATAGAGAGATTGAGCCTGGGGGCTCAACTCTCAGGGATAAAAATATCAGTAAAATTTACGGATAAAGTTGGGTTGTAATTGAAGCGGATATTAGTAAAACGTTTCACTCAATTTTTTCAGTGGAGGTGACATACAATGAAACATTTAAAAGGAAGAATGGAAGTGGCTAGGGATGAATTTTATAGAAACAGAAGGAATAGAGGATTTATGTCGTTCTGGTGGTCTGACCNNCTGCATTATGTTTTAGGTTTAGAAGTTGCTATTGCAGACGTGAGTGGCAAGAGCATTAATTTTGAAGCAATAGTGAAACTATTGCCAAGCAGTATGGGGAGTAGGTCAACGATAGCAACGGTATTAGACGATTTTGTAGCAAGAGGATATATGTGCAAAACGGTAGGGAAGGATAAGAGGAAGCGAGTGTATCGAATATGTAGAGAGCCGATGCAGTTATTAGATAATTGGTTTATAGAGAGGCAGAGAAGCCTTAAGGCGGTTAGTTAGTTGAAAGAGCAGAAATGGTGGTTGGTGGTCGAGCCAATCGAGAAGCCAGAGAAGAGCGGGTTGATAACCTACGGTGTAGCCATGAAGTATAAGAGANNGTGTGGAAGTGGTATAAAAAACATCTGGGTAGCTCGGAGATTAAGGCGAGAGAGAAGCTGGTGTTGTTTGCCTTGTGCGAGAGGTACTCGGCCCAGGACTATTCAAGCCATGATGCGGTTAGCTACTTGGCGTTAATGGTGGGAATGAATAGGCATACTGTTAGTAAAGGTATCCAGAATCTAATGGATCAAAATATTATCTGGTGTGCAATAGACGGAGAAAGGAAAGTATATAGAAAGCTGAAACGTGGAGTGCAGCATAAGCATTTCTTGTTGGTTGGTTTAGGGGTGATGTTGGAGAGAGAAAGCCAAGAAGAGTAGTTTATACTTTAGGGGGTTTGAGGATACCCTTCTCAGCCCCCGTGATTGGTTAATTATACGTTAATACAATTCGTTTTTATAACCTTTCTTGATTCTAAAAAATTTGTGTATAAAATCCATTAGCGGATAATTCTTTTCACACTCGGCCCAGGCGGTTATTTCATCGGTAAAGTGCATAAGCGTTTCTTTACTTTCAGGCTCATAGCGTTTAATTCTAGCTTTAAAGTTCTTGTTATCTTCTGATTGAAGATGTTGTTTTGCTAGTTCTTCTGCTTGCTCGTAGATGTATTTATTTGTTTCCAGAATAAATGCAGTCGCCTTTTCTAATTGTTCCTGGTCAATCTTCATCTTTAACGTGCTTGATTATTTCTTCATAGTAATAATTGTCATTCTCAATCAGTTGAATGATTGCCCTTCCTACCTCATCCCTCGTTGGTGGTTTATTACCTATGAAAACATTAAATTCAATTGGTTGTAGTTGGATTGTTACGACCATTTCTTTTTTTCGTGGAGCTGATTTTAAATCCCTTTCTATTTCTATCTGCTCTCTGATTCTATCTCCTTCTTTAGACATTTTTTTGCCTCCTGGCTCTCGCCTTCTTGTTGGTGTTATCTCTCACCATTTGTATATCTGGTTGTATATCTTCTAGTATTGTTTTTTTAACTTCGCTAACTGTTAAGCCGTTTAGGTCTTTAGTTATGATCTGAATATCTTTTAATTTAGGTATCCATGTTTGATGATATTGTTTCTCCTGGTTGTTAATGGTGTAGCACCAATCAACAATACTTCCGTTAATGTTTATAGAAAATATCATTTTTCTTTATCCTTGATTATTAGAGCAATTGCATACCAGCAAAACGCCATAAACATTAGTATTGGTAATAGTTGTAGGTCCATCATTTCCCCCTTTGTGTTGGTTTACCATTAGGAAAGGTCAACGCCTCGCTAAACGTCTTCCAGTCCTCTGGTGTCATTATTTGTTCTACTTTGTGAATAGGTGTATTGTCTTTTAGTCCGTACTTCTTGCGAAGCTGTCCTATAACGCTTTTGTGTGATTTTCTAAGATTCATGATTTATTGTCCTTTAAATAAGCATCTACTATTCTCTCAAAGAAACTAGGAGACCATTTTGTATAAAATATTGATTTCAAGAACTCATAATGCTCACCCTCTCTTCTTCTAAGAGCATCATGTAATTGAACATTATCACCAACAATCTTAGCCAGCTTTTGTACATAGTCATCCTTAGTTGTTTGATTGCCTTTTCCTGTTTTTCCTACTCCTATCATTGGTTCAGCTCTCCAGTTATATAATCCTGAAACACTCTCCAGTTCTTCTCAAAGCCGAGCATTACAATTATTAAGCGTTCTATAGATTCAATGTCTAAGTTCTGTAGATCATCATCTAGAGTTCTTATAATGTCCGTTACAAAATGTTTTTGTAGTCGTGTAACTTTCTTTGGTTTTTGTATTGCACTCATTGTGTCACCTCCACAAACAATAAAGGTGAATCAGAGTTCATATTATTTTGAAAGTTATTAATTTCTAATGCTGTAACTAAAGGGCTTTTTTCTTTAACATAAAGTTGATGCCATGCAAAGACCTCTCCTTTAGGTGTTAGCTCTTGCTTGTTAGCAAACAAGATTGCTGTAAGTGTTTTGAATCTTATATTTTCTCTATCCATTATTTCACTCCCATATCGATGCAGAAATCTATAAGTTTGCTTTCTAGTTTAAGCATAGTATCTTCATCAATGTCGTAATGATTAAGAGCCTTGATGATGTGTTTATGCACTACTTCTTTAGCATCTTCCATTCTCCACCAACCAGGATAAAACCCTTCTATTTCTGATCTTATTTCTTGGTATATTTCTCTTTCTTCATCTGTCATGTCAAAAAAATCTTCTACTTTGTTTCTTAGTTCTACAAAGTCTCTTTGTCCTAAATCAGAATCAATGTCGAAATATTCTTTATTATCATTAAGACTATCTTTGATAGGATTACGCATTTTTGTGGCTTTAAAATATTCAGATTTTAAATCAATTAACTTACTGACTAGTGCCAGTTCTTTTGCTGTTAGCTCCATTACGCCACCTCCATATCGTTATTTTGTTTCTGTAGATTCTGTAAATCTTCAAGTTCTCTTTCAAATCTTCCTAAGATGCTAATGTTTTGCATTACTTTGTTATGGAATGTCTCTGATTGAAGCTGGCTAATCGTTGCCATAGCAGCTTTATGTGAATGCTCTAGCCTTTGGATTGCATTATAAATAATATCATTTGCTTCTTTGTCTGCATTTCTCTTAGACAAAATTAAATCATTGATAGCAGATTTAAAATAACTCTCTATATGAGTTGTATTTTCTATATGCTGGTCCATTAATTTTTGTTCCTGGCGTGCATGCCTTCTCTTGGCATTGGTCACCTCTTTTCTTGCTTGCTCGATTTCTCTTTGCAGTTGTAGTTTTTCGTAGTGTGTCATATTTACCTCCTAAAGTATTACGTTGACATACGTATTCTCTCGCAAATTTACTTATATATCAATACCTTAGACAAAAAAACTTAGGGTTTTTATGAAGAATGTTGTAAGATAGGGGTTTACGGAGCATAAAAAAAATTCAATTATGGAGCAAAAAACACCAAAAAAAGACATAAAAACTACTAAAAAAGGCGGTAGAAAGCGCATTAATATTGATCTGGAACAAGTAGAGAATTTAGCCTCTCGTGGTCTTGGTACTACCCAGATTGCCCGTGCTTTGGGCGTTTCATGGGATACGATAGACAGAAATAGAAAACGATCTGCTGAATTTGAGGATGCTTTAAAAAGNNGAAAGCACTCTAAGACGCCGTAAGAAAGATTCTGAACTTTTTGAACGCTATATGAGGGAAGGACAGACAAAGGCTGTCACAGACGTTGCCAATGCCTTGTACGTCAATGCGACAACAGAAAATAATATCCAGGCACAGATCTTCTTTTTAAAGAACAG